ATTTAATAAAAAAAGTAAATAGTTCAAGCACACAAATATATAAAAAAATGGGAATTTTGTATTTTATAAATCATAATATTTTCAATCCCAAAATTAATTATTTATCTATTACTTATTTAAATGAAGTTAATTTAAATCCACCACCTTCTCTTTTCTTACCTTTTGATATGATTTATGCATTGATAACAAGAAGTCCAAATGATAATCCTACTATTGATTTTTATGATAATGGAATAGATATATACGTAGATGAATTAGAAAAAGATATACCATCTAAACAAGTTATAAATAAACAGAATAAAAAAATAGATAATTTTATAAAAAAACATATTCAAATAAAAAATGTTGAACAAATAAATCCTTCTAAAAAAGAAAAAGCTGTACAAATGTTAATAGAACAATATCCTAAAATATTGAACGAAGATAATCCTTTTGATCCAATCAATAATTTTCTCTCTATGGAAGAAAGTATACTAGAAAGTGAAGAAGAAAGTATACTGGAAAGTGAAGAAGAAAGTATACTGGAAAGTGAAGAAGAAAGTGTTGAGGAACCAGTACTTGAACCTCCTTACGTAAGACAAGATTTCAGAACTCAAGAAGAAAATGATTTATTAGCAGAATTATTATTAGATGATAGAGAATTATTATATGATCCATTTCAAATTGAAGATCAAGAAAATTTAGAATATCCTTATGATCATTTGGATGATGAAATTAGTCTTGATAATTTAGAAATGTATGGATTAGAATATTTATTAAATCCAGGGGAATTCACAAATTTTGAATTACAAGATTTATTTTATAAAGTAAAGAATGCATCACCTGATGATAAAGAGAAAATAGTTTACTTGATGGCACAATTTAAAACGGAAGATCAAGTTAATAACGGAATAAATTTTATAGAACAAATGTTGAATGAACGTGATTCATCAATAATTGAATATAATAATACTAAATTTGAAGATATAGAATTTGATGAACCTAAATTAGATACAACAACTCAAGAAATTGTTATTGATAATGCTTTATCAGCTTATCGTTTATTAAGATTAAAAGATATTGATATATTAACAGATAATGAAATAGATGAATTAGCTAATACTTTATTATCTACTCGCACTGATAGAGATATTGATATAATTATTAATTTTATAAAAGAATTAAGATCTCAAGATGAAATAGAAAGACTTGTAATAAAATTACCTAACAATAGAGCAGATATATTTGAAAAATTATTACCTAATGAAGCAAATGAAGTATTTAAATATATAGATAATGAAGAACCGATTAATTTTTTTAATTTAGAAAATGAAGAATTAAAAAATGAACAATCAACTGAAGAAGAATTAGAAAATTTTTTTAATATAGAAAATGAAAGATCAACTGAAGAAGAATTAGAAAATTTTTTTAATATAGAAAATAAACAATCAACTGAAGAAGAATCAACTGAAGAAGAACAAACTGAAGAAGAAATATATCTTGATCCTGAATTATTAAGACAAAATGAATTATTATATCAAGGCATAGAAGAACCCGAACGTCAAATTAAAATATCATCTGGATTAGTTTATCCATTTATTAATAGAAATCCTTCCCTTCCTTATGATGCATTTCCGAATAAAATAAGGATTTAAATTTTAATAAAATGTATTAAAAATATATTTTATTTAAATTTAATAATTTCTTAATCGTCTTTGTAATTGATTATGACTCATTTGTTTTCCTCCAATCAGAGCTCCTTCTCCTTCTCCCAATCCTAATGCACGGGCAACTTTTGATCCTACTTGAGCATAAGGATGTGGTACCATTCCTAATGTTTTACTTATTCCTCTATTTTCTACGAAACCTTTTAATGCTGGCAAAACATGATTAGAGAAAAAGTCCTTAATAGAAGAGAAAAAATCACCTCCAAATTGGGCATTTTCATAATCTTTATAATTCAAATATGGTTTTTGCTTAGCATCTAAGATATCTTGAGAAGTAACTACTCCTACGTTAATACTTGCCCTACCTAATCCCTCGATAGTAAATACACCACTCAAGATTGGAACCACATAAAATGAAGGAGTAACCATTTGTGTGTTTGAATTATTTGTTACAGTAGCTGTAACTTGTAATTGAAGATTAACTAATTTTCCAGGACAATCTAAACTAGATAGACCAATATCTGATGCAAATTGGACACATATAATACTTCCTATTCCATAAATAGATGGTTCTACGATTGCACTACCTGAAGGAATAACACCAGCTGGATAAACTGGCTCACCTCCCCATTGTGTCCAACTCATATTTAATCCATTCTTACGACTCATTTCGTATAACTGTAATGGATTTGCAGATGCAAGCAAACCATTTTGATTCATAAATTGAATACTAAGATTACTAATTGACATAAATGTATCAGTAAATGAACAACTATTATTTAATTCTTGATTTGATCTCCTCGCATAAATGAACATCCGCGATGGTATAGACGCGAGTTGTAGGTTGTTACTATTTACTGTAGTAGATGCACCAGCAGGTAAGGTTGCTAACGTTGTCGGGTATCGTTGCACATCATAGTAATCGTAAGAAATTGCCATTGTCGGTGATAAAATTTGTTGTTCTTGGGGTGTAATATAAGTTGCAAGAATCAAAGGAACCTGTCCAGCCTCGAATTGTGTTTGTGGACCTCCAATATTTCCTCCAAATGCCATGGTACCACTTAAAATTTCATTTGTCCCTGCATTATTATCATGTGACCACATTCTATATGCAGGATTTCCTACTAATGTAATATTAAAATCCATGCTATTCACATTGAAAAAACCAGATTTTGTATTGTGTCCAACTACAAAAGGTGGAAGATATATAGGTTCCATAAATGATACATCTACAATAGCTGTCAATAATACTGGCGCTATTGGTAAAATATTTTGAATAGGATTCTGAACAACAGTGAATGAAAATCCACCTCTTTGCATAACAGTTTCATCAATACCATCTGCGTAGAATGCTAATGGATTTCTTGTTGATTCGAATAGATCAGAATATTGTTGTGATTGATCTGAATAATTTGGAGTTGTAGAGAAATCTCCATTTTTTAATTTAACATCCAAATTATAATGACTCATTGCATGAATAACATCTGCTAAATTAATTGATACTGATTGATTATTAATTGTTGCTTGTAATGTATCAATTGATCCTGAAATAGGAAAAGCTCTTGGAGCATCCCTTCCTGGTTGTAAAATTGGTGCGCCGCTTGATGCCATACCAGTAAACGTTAGCCTCACTGGGAAATATAGCCACATGCGCCTGTCTACTATTATTGCTGGTGATGGTGGTGGTACTGAAAATTGGATTGATGTATTGCTTACCGATGTACTCGTCCACGCTTTTAATGTAGTAGTTTGACCGCATTTTAGTACACCAAAATATCTTTGATTTTCTAAGATAGTACGAGGGTCTCGAACTTCTACAGCTTCTAACTTTTGAAATGATAAGGACATTTACTATACATAAACGAAAGAAAAAATTATTTATTTTTTCTTTCGGCTAATCAGAGTTAATATTTATAATTTATACGATGTGGTAATCTATACACTTCAGGACTATATTCAGAAGGACTTTTCGGAATAAAATTTTTATATAAAGTTTTTCTTAGAAAAGCTATTTTTATACTTGCTTGTTGAAATACTGATATTTCTAGAGGATATAAATTACCATAAATATCTTCCCAAAATACTTTTATATCTATTTTTTGAACAGGCATATCAGAAATCAAATCTACTAATCTATATTGAGCAGTTGGTAGATAATAAGCTATTGATCTTGATTGTCCTCCTGATTCAATAATAGGAACAAAATCACTTATAATTGGAAAAGATGCAGCAACTCCGCTTTGATTAGTGCTATTATTACCTGTTGGTATAAATTCATTATTAACAGGTATTGTATTTGAAGAAATAATAATTTTTCGGAGAGATGACCAAAGTGCTAAAGTTGAAAAATCTTGTGTATATTGCCAATATGGAACTGCCGCAGTTGGTGGAGAAGGCTGAAGTAAAAGAGGATTTGTATAATATTTATCAAAAGTTGGCGGTAAAGATGGTTGTGGAGGAACTATTACTCCTGGAGGAGATAAACCTTGATTTAAAACAAAGTAAAAATCTTTTCCATATGGTTGATTCGTTCCAAATATACCAAATTGAAAACCATCCAAATAATTTATAGAGGCATAATTAATATATATAATTGGAGGATTTGTAACAACAAAAATATTTCCAACCACTAAATTAATTAATTGAGTAGAAGGATCTAAAAAGAAAAAAGGAGTTGAAACTGTGGGATTAGTAGCGGATAGTCCCGAAGATATCCATACTTTAGCTAAAGCTACATTAAACATATCTATAAGATTTTGATAGGAATAATTAAAATAATAAGATGTTATTACTTGAATAGGCTGATTTTGTACTGGAGTAGGTAATCCAGGTGAGTTTGGAATATATTCTAAATATACTGAGTAATTAGTTCCCAGATAACTTATTCCAATAATTAATGGAGTTAAATTTGGATCTGGTTGATTAGGAATTATTTTTTGGATATAGATTGGAATTGTATTTAGAGGAATATCAAATCTAATCACTGAAAGATAAAAATCAGATGCTTTATCGACAATAGGTAATGTTTTCGTTACATTATAATCAGCTATTTCACTACCTTCTCCTGTAGGAGGTAGATTAGGATTTGTTGTAAACATAGCTAAAGAATGATCAAAAACAACATTTAAATAAACATTGTCATTTTCTTTGATAATTAAGCTCATTTATATACCTATATAAGAGGAATTATAATTTATTTTCGTCTAAAATAAAATATCGAAATTTTTCTTGCATATTCTGATAAATTTTATGAAATTTTGTTTTTCTATGCCTACTAAGATTACATCTTCTTACTCTTGCTTTACATATTTTACATTCTACCCTATCTCTCCAATGAGGTTTCTTTTTTTTTCCTTCTAATACTATTTCTTCATCATTTTCTGAGTAATGTTTATAAATTTGTTTTCCTAATGGTTTTTCAATATATCTTAATTCTTCAGTATCATAAAAATGTAATGCATATCCATTTTTTATATTTTCTTGTATATTTTTAATTTCCATAACTGCTTAATAGTTATACTTTAGAATACAAATTTTTTTTCAAAAATGATTATCTATAGTAATTATATATTTTAAGAATAATGTTTAATTTCAATAGTGGAATACCTATTGCAAGAGTATTTGGAGGAAAAGATAATGGAAAATTATTATATATTAGTTCTGAAGAACAAAAAATAAAAAAAGGAAAAGACTCTGATTCTTATTTTGATTCTTCTTCAGAATCTTCTTCTGAATCTGAGTCATCAGACGAAAATTTTAAAGAATATGAAATAGAGAATGGAAGATTAGAACCAAGATTGGATATAAATGAGAGATCAGTATCCTATATAGCAGGACCATCTGGATCAGGAAAAACATCATATGCTGTAAATATAATTAAACCTTATTTAAAATTCTTTCCAGAAAAACCATTTTATTTATTTTCTCGTACTGAATCACAAAATGATCCAGCTTTTAGAGGAATGTCTCCAATTCAAGTTCCTATTAATGACGAATTATTAAAAAATCCAATTGATATAACTAAGGAATTAGTTGGAGGATCAATATTATTATTTGATGATGTTAATACAATACAAAATGATAAACTTAAAAAAAATATAGATAAACTAATGGCAGATATTTTAGAAATTGGAAGGAAGCTTAATATAACAATTATTATAACTAATCATCTCGTTATACCTAATGAAAAGAAGGTAGCTAGAACAATTTTAAATGAGATGCAAGCATTAACTATTTTTCCTAAATCTGGATCTTCACAACAAATAAGATATTCTTTGAAAACTTATTTTGGTCTTAGTAATAAACAAATAGATGACTTATTAAAAATCGATTCTCGTTGGATAACTATTTCAAAAAAATATCCTATGTATGTAATGCATGAACACGGTTGTTTTATTTTATAATTCTAAAATATATACTCTAGTGTAATCTTAGAAATGAACTTGAGAAAGTACGAAGATATCGCATTATCAAATAAGGATATATTCAAATTATTAAATGGAAAAGTAAAAATAGTTGTTTATCCAGATTTATATAAGTATAATACTTTAGATCAAGTTATGGGACCACATAAAGCGTGTATATTATTATTTGAAGCAAGAAAGAATTATGGACATTGGGTTTGTATATTTAAATTAAATGAGAATACGGTTGAATTCTTTAATCCTTATGGAGGATTTCCTGATGATAGTTTGAAATTTATTAATCAAGATTTTAGAAAAGAAACACATCAAGATATTCCAATATTATCGCAACTAATGATAGATTCCCGCTATAAATTAACTTATAATGAATTTATATTTCAACAACATAGTAAAGATATAAAAACATGTGGACGACATTGCGTTGTTAGATTATTATTCAGAGATTTATCTTTGTATGAATATGAAGAATTACTTAAATATATTTCTGATCAGACAAACTTAAATTATGATGAAATAGTCACATTACTTACTATCTAAAATATACGGCAATAAACTTTTTTTTATAATTATCTTATTTATTAATATAATTATGAGCATACAAAATATTTTAGTTCCAAATCAATTGGAACCTTATTTTAAAAATATAAATTTACCTAATATTACTCAAGATAATACATTAATGAATGTATTAGCATTAAATTCGCAAAATCAATTAAATTATGTTACTGATATCGGAGGTTCGGGACCTCCAGGGCCAACCGGTCCCATTGGTCCAACTGGTCCTATTGGTTTAATGGGTGCTACTGGCCCTATTGGTCAAACCGGTGTAACTGGATCTATAGGTCCGCTCGGTCCTACTGGAGCTACTGGTTTAGGAGCAACAGGTCCTATCGGTCCAACTGGAGTAACTGGCCCACTTGGTCAAACTGGAGCCACAGGTTTAGGAGCTACGGGTCCAATTGGTCCTACTGGTGTAACTGGCCCACTTGGTCACACTGGTAGTATAGGTCCTACAGGAATTGCCGGTTCAACAGGTCCTTTCGGTTCTACGGGTCCTCCAGGTTCTACAGGATCAACAGGTCCTATTGGTTTAACAGGTCCTATTGGTTTAACGGGATCAACTGGACCATCTGGATTAGTATCTTTAACAGGTACTCCTAATGAAGTTATTGTAACAGGTAGTGGAGGTACTTATGTTTTATCTCTTCCGCAACCAATTGCAACAACAAGTATGCCTACATTCGATGGAATAACATTAGATGGAGATTCAATTAATAATGGATATATTGTTGGAGGAGGAATAGCAACAGCAACATTATTATCAGGTGCTGGTACTGGAGCTAGTGCTATTGTAACAGCTAGTCAAACAGGTGGATTTATATCATTAACTACGGGACCAGTATCAACACCACCAGTAGCAGGAAATGTTGTTCAAATAAATTTATCTGATACTATTCCAACTTCAGCAGTTGCATTTTTATTATTTCCTGGTAATGCAAATACTGCACTAACTGCTCCTACAACATTTATTTCTAATCCACTAGGTACTAGTTTTACTATAGCAAATAATTTAGCTCTTGCCGCAGGCACAGTATATGTTTGGTATTTTGGTATTTGTACATAAAATATTTGCTAATTATATAAATTTAATGAGCATACAAAATATTCTTACTCCAAATTCATTGGCACTATATTGTGGTACTCTTAATGGTTCTCCATTTCCTGGCAGTCTTACTGTTACTGAATTAGGTTCTGCAATTTATTATATTGTTACTAGTACTGCTATTGCAAATGAATTAGATACACCAGTTATATTTGATACGGCTGATTCAACGAATGTTAATTTGGCTTATAATTTGACAAACGGACAATTCACAATTGTGAATCCGGGAATTTTTACATTTTCTGCTACTGTAGCTTTTTCAGCTAATGCAGTAGGACATAGGAATATTTTTTTTACTAGAAATAGTGCAACTCCTAATGTTTGTAGTAATTCTACTATGGGTCTTACTGATTCGGGAATTATAACAACTTTAACAAGTACATATTCAAGTTATTTTAATATTGGTGAAATAGTAACACTTTTAGCATATCAACAAAGTGGTGGAGCTCTTAATCTTGTTGGTTTCAATAGTAGTCAAGAAACCTATTGTCAAATAGATGTTTCAATCATAACCCAAATTGCAACTTAAAAATATCAACTTAAAAATATCAACTTATTATATAAATTCAATGAGTTTATCTAATTTGTTAACTGAAAATCAATTGAATATTTTTGTAGGTACAATTAATGGACTTCCATATCCATATCCTGGACCCTTAGGACCCGAAGGACCGCAAGGATTACAAGGTTTCAGAGGATCTCAAGGATTAATAGGATTGACCGGTGCTACTGGACCAATAGGACTTCAAGGATCACAGGGTTTTCAAGGATTACAAGGAATAATAGGATTAATCGGTCTAACTGGAGCTACTGGACCCACTGGTTCTACCGGACCAACAGGAATAATTGGACCCATGGGTAATACAGGACCAACAGGAATAATTGGACCCACGGGTTCTACCGGTCCAACAGGTTTTACAGGACCAACAGGAATAATTGGACCCACGGGTAATACAGGACCTACAGGAATAATTGGACCCACTGGTTCTACCGGTCCAACAGGTTTTACAGGTCCAACAGGTTTTACAGGTCCAACAGGTTTTACCGGACATACTGGAGTCACTGGTTCTACCGGTCCAACAGGTTTTACAGGTCCAACAGGAATAATTGGACCCACGGGTAATACAGGACCAACAGGAATAATTGGGCCCACTGGTTCTACCGGTCCAACAGGTTTTACAGGTCCAACAGGAATAATTGGACCCACGGGTAATACAGGACCAACAGGAATAATTGGGCCCACTGGTT